CAACTTTAACAATTTCTCAAATTAAATATTTCTTGTTCTTTAGAAAATTCATTATAACTTAATCTGTTCCAATCCCAAGGTTTATTAGGATTAGAATTAACAATTTCAAAAGTAATATTTGGATTAAAACTTAATCCTTTCCAATTCCAAGGTTTATCAGGATTAGCATTAACAATTTCCATAGTAATATTTTTATTATAACTTAACCAATACCAATCCCAAGGTTTATCAGGATTAGCATTAATCATTTCCATAGTAGTATTTGGATTCCAACTTAATCCATACCAATCCCAAGGTTTATCAGGGTTAGCATTAACAATTTCCATAGTAATATTTGGATTTATACTTAACAAAAACCAATTCCAAGGTTTATCAGGATTAGCATTAACAAAATCCATAGTAATGTTCGGGTTCCTACTTAATTCAGACCAATCCCAAGGTTTATCAGGATTAGCATTAACAATTTCCAGGGTTATGTTTTGGTTAGAACTTAATTCAGACCAATCCCAAGGTTTATCAGGATGGTCATTAACAAATTTAAAAGTAAGACTTGAATTATAACTTAATCCTTTCCAATTTAAAGGTTTATCAGGATTAGCATTAACAATTTCCATAGTAGTATTTGGATTCCAACTTAATCCATCCCAATTCCAAAGTTTATCAGGATTAGCATTTACCATTTCCATAGTAATACTCGGGTTAGAACTTAACCAACCCCAGTCCCAAGGTTTATCCGGATTCGCATTAACAATTTCCATAGTAATATTGGGGTTACGACTTAATTCATACCAATTCCAAAATTCATCAGGATTAGCATTAATCAATTCCATAGTAACATTTGGATTAGAACTTAAATAGTGCCAATTCCAAGGTTTATCCGGATTAGCATTAACAATTTCCATAGTAATGCTCGGGTTAGAACTTAACCCAGACCAATTCCAAGGTTTATCCGGATTAGCATTAACAATTTCTAAAGTAATATTTGGATTAGAACTTAACCCAGACCAATTCCAAGGTTTATCAGGATTGGCTAATATAAAATTGAAGAAATTGTGATTCCAATTTTGGTTCATTTATATTTGTATATTTGTATATATGTCTTTATATTTGTTTTGTTAAAAGGTTCATTTTTTTAATAAATAATAAAAAAAATAATTTGAAGAACATAATAATATTTAGTTATTTTTATAATTCACAAATTTCATCAATAGTCAACCCCATTTCCAATAAATTTTTTACTCTATTAGGATGCCAAGCAACTTTAACAATCTCTTCAAATAAATTATCTTGAACATATTGTTGATATTTTATTCTCAAATTAAATAATTCTTTATCTTTAGAAAATTTATTATAACTTAATACATCCCAATCCCAAGGTTTATCAAAATTAGCATTAACAAATTCCATAGTAATATTCGGATTCCAACTTAATTCATACCAATTCCAAGGTTTAACAGGATTAGCACTAACAATTTCCATAGTAATACTTGGATTAGAACTTAATTCATCCCAATCCCAAGGTTTATCAATATTAGCATTAACAAATTCCATAGTAATATTTGGATTGCAACTTAACCAATACCAATCCCAAGGTTTTTCAGGATTAGCATTAATAAAATCCATAGTAATATTTGGATTGCAACTTAACCAATACCAATCCCAAGGTTTATCCGGATTAGCATTAACAAATTCCATAGTAATACTTGGATTAGAACTTAACCCAGACCAATTCCAAGGTTTATCAGGATTAGCATTAACAAATTCCATAGTAATATTCTGATTCCAACTTAATCCCGTCCAACTCCAAGGTTTATCAGGATTGGCTAATATAAAATTGAAGAAATGGCGATTCCAATTTTTGTTCATTTGTATTTGTCTTTGTTTTGTAAAAAGGTTTAGATAATTTATTTCATTTTTTTAATAAATATTAAAAAAAAAGAATTTTAAGAACAAAATATTATGTTATTTTTATAAATCACAAATTTCGTCAATAGTCAACCCCATTTCCAATAATTTTTTTAATCGATTCGGATGCCAAACAACTTTAACAATTTCTTCAAATAAATAATCTTGTACGTATTGTTGAAATATAATTCTCAAATTAAATAATTCTTGTTCTTTAGAAAATTTATTAAAACTTAATCCAATCCAGTCCCAAGGTTTATCCAGATTAGCATTAACAAATTCAAAAGTAATATTTGGATTCTGACTTAACCCTACCCAATTCCAAGGTTTATCCAGATTAGCATTAAAAATTTCCATAGTAATATTTGGATTCTGACTTAACCCTACCCAATTCCAAGGTTTATCAGGATTCGCATTAACAATTTCCATAGTGATATTTGGATTATAACTTAATCCATTCCAGTTCCAAGGTTTATCAAGATTAGCATTAACAAATTCCATAGTAATATTTGGATTAGAACTTAACCCTACCCAATTCCAAGGTTTATCAGGATTAGCATTAACATTTTCCATAGTAATATTGGGATTCCGACTTAATCCATTCCAATCCCAAGGTTTATCAGGATTAGCATTAACATTTTCCATAGTAATATTGGGATTCATACTTAACAAATACCAATTCCAAGGTTTATTAGGATTAGCATTAACAATTTCCATAGTTATAATTGGAATATAACTTAACCAAACCCAATCCCAAGGTTTATCAGAATAGGTTTTAACAATTTCCATAGTAATATTTGGATTACAACTTAACCAATTCCAATCCCAAGGTTTATCAGGATTAGCATTAACAATTTCAAAAGTAATATTGGGTTTAGAACTTAATTCATACCAATTCCAAGGTTTATCGGGATTAGCATTAATCATTTCCATAGTTATATTGGGGTTACTACTTAATTCATACCAATCCCAAGGTTTATCAGGATTGGCATTAATCATTTCCATAGTAATATTTGGATGACAACTTAATTCATACCAATTCCAAGGTTTATCAGGTTTCGCATTAACAAAATCCATAGTTATATTTTTATTATAACCTAATTCATACCAACTCCAAGGTTTATCGGGATTAGCATTAACAATTTCCATAGTAATATTTGGATTCTGACTTAAACATGCCCAATTCCAAGGTTTATTAGGATTGGCTAATATAAAATTGAAGAAATGGTGATTCCAATTTTTGTTCATTTGTATTCAATTTGTATTTGTAATTGTAAAAGAGTTTAAATAATTCATTTCATTTTTTTTAATAAATATTAAAAAAAAGAATTTTAAGAACAAAATATTTAGTTATTTTTATAAATCATCACAAATTTCGTCAATAGTCAACCCCATTTCCAATAATTTTTTCAATTGATTAGGATGCCAAACAACTTTAACAATTTCTTCAAATAAATAATCTTGAACATATTGTTGATATTTTATTCTCAAATTAAATAATTCTTGTTCTTTAGAAAATTTATTAAAACTTAATCCAATCCAGTCCCAAGGTTTATCCAGATTAGCATTAACAAATTCAAAAGTAATATTTGGATTCTGACTTAACCCTACCCAATTCCAAGGTTTATCCAGATTAGCATTAACAAATTCAAAAGTAATATTTGGATTCTGACTTAACCCTACCCAATTCCAAGGTTTATCAGGATTCGCATTAACAATTTCCATAGTGATATTTGGATTATAACTTAATTGATACCAATTCCAAGGTTTATCAAGATTAGCATTAACTATTTCCATAGTTATACTTAGCTTTTTACTTAACTCATACCAATTCCAATTTTTATCGGGATTAGCATTAACAAAATCAATAGTAATATTGGGGTTCATACTTAACCCTATCCAACTCCAAGGTTTATCAGGATTAGCATTAACTATTTCCACAGTAATATTTGGATTCTGACTTAACCCTACCCAATTCCAAGGTTTATTAGGATTAGCATTAACTATTTCCATAGTAATATTTGAGTTAGAACTTACATAAGTCCAATGCCAAGGTTTATCAGGATTAGCATTAACAATTTCCATAGTAATATTTGGATTACAACTTAATTCAAACCAATTCCAATGTTTATCAGGATTAGCATTAACTATTTCCATAGTAATGTTGGGATTCATACTTAACATATACCAATTCCAAGGTTTATCAGGATTAGCATTAACTATTTCCATAGTAATATTTGGATTCCGACTTAAATCGTGCCAATTCCAAGGTTTATCAGGATTAGCTAATATAAAATGGAAGAAATTGTGATTCCAATTTTTGTTCATTTGTATTCAATTTGTATTTGCAATTGTAAAAGAGTTAAAATATTGTGTGTCATTAATTTTATAAATTTGCTTTCATTTTTTTTTTAAATTACTTATTTTGATAAACATTTTTATTTTACTAATTTATAAAAAATGAATACCATCTTTCATTCTATGTTATTACAGTTTTTTTTCATTGTATTTTCTACTCATCAGGACATTGACACAACTGCTATGAACGACACACTAGTTTTGAAGAAAATTTTGTTTTATAATTCTGTTTCTTTTTGAAGTTCATTTAAAAAAAATAAGTTTCAATATCAAAGTGTATAAAAAATCATTTATTTAGTTTTTTACGCATTAACACTATTCAATCTATTTTAAATCACAAATTTCATCAATAGTTAACCCCATTTCCAATAATTTTTTTACTCTATTAGGATGCCAAGCAACTTTAACAATTTCTTCAAATAAATAATCTTGTACATATTGTTTATATTTATTTCTGCTTAATTCAACCCAATTCCAAGGTTTATCAGGATAAGCATTAATCATTTCCATAGTAACATTTGTATTATAACTCAAATCTTCAACGCACAATATTAATTTTATTCTTAATTTAGGACAAAATGAAATAAAAATATTAATAAACTTTATAATATGGTAAGACAAACAGATCTAACACACGTTTACAGCAGATTACAAGAATTAAATGAAAAAATTGACTATAACACCAATCTTTTAAACAATATTTTGAAAATAATAAACAATGATGTAAACAAAAAGTGTGACAAAACAAATGAACATGATAAATTTGTAGAAAATGTGCGTGACGCTGTTAAAGATGATACCAATAAAGATATAAAGACATAAATTTTATAACAAAATTGATAACAATAAAAAAATAAATAAAAAATAATATATATATTTTTACATAATAAAAATAACCTATTTATTATATAATACAATACAATACAAAATGGAGAACATTTCTTGGAAAATAATAGACAAACTGTTCAACAACAATCCAAATTATCTTGTGTCTCATCATTTAGATTCATACAACGATTTTATTAATATTGGTATTAATAAAGTATTTCAAGAAAATAACCCAATTCGTTTTATAGAAAAAGAAAAAGAAAATGCCAATGAATGTATGTTATATTTTGGCGGCAAAGATGGGTCTAAAATTTACTTCGGAAAACCCATTATTTATGATGACGAAAACGTCCATTTTATGTTTCCGAATGAAGCTCGTTTAAGAAACATGACATATGGTTTAACTATTCATTACGATATTGAAGTTGATTTCATTATCAATGATACAGAAGATGGTGTCCCAATTGAAAAAAATATTGTTATTGAAAAAGTATTATTAGGGAAATTTCCTATAATGTTAAAATCAAATGTTTGTATTTTAAGCAAAATGAGTAAAGATGTTTGCTCCCAAATGGGTGAATGTAAAAACGACCATGGTGGATATTTCATTATTGACGGAAAAGAAAAGGCAATTGTATGCCAAGAAAAATTTGCCGATAATATGATTAATATAAAACTTCATAAAAAGGACGATTTATATAGTCACAGTGCCGAAATTAGGTCCGTATCTGAAGACACATCTAAACCGATTAGAACTTGTGGTGTTCGTATTGTAAATTCTCATAAACAAATTGTGGTTTCTATTCCTAATGTAAAAAAACATATTCCTCTTTTTATCTTAATGAGAGCATTTGGAATAACAAGTGATAAAAATATAATTGAAACGTGTGTTTTAGATTTGGAAAAATATAAACATTATATTGAACTATTCAGACCATCCATTCATGATGCGAATATAATATTTAATCAACAAAACGCACTAGAATATATTGCGTCTTTTACTAAAAGGGGAACATTAATGAGCACAATGGAGATTTTAAGTGACTTTTTTTTGCCGCATATTGGGGAAACTAATTTTATTGAAAAAGCGTACTTTATAGGGCATATGGTTTTTGAACTGCTAAAGGTTTATACAAAAGAAGAACTCCCCACTGACCGAGATAGTTTCAAATTTAAACGAATTGAATTATCGGGTGTTATGTTGTATGAGTTATTTCGCGAATACTATTTAATCCAAAAAAACGAAATTTATCAAAAAATTAGTAAAGAATATTATTTTCATCGCATCCAATATCAGAAAAAAGATGATATCAATAAGGGGAAAAATGACGATTTAGAAGAAACAAGTGGTTCTCATACATTTATGTCTCTTATTGAACTTAATTATGGTCGCTATTTTAAAGATAAAACAGTTGAAAAAGGTATTCGTCGTGCTTTTAAGGGAAATTGGGGTGCTCATAGTCATACTAAAAAGGTTGGGGCGGCACAAGACCTAAATCGTTTAAGTTATAATTCAACACTATCTCAATTAAGAAAACTAAATTTGCCTCTTGATTCCACCGCAAAAGTTGTAGGTCCTCGGCTTTTAAACAGCACCCAATGGGGTTTTATTGATCCGATTGATACTCCAGATGGTGGTAACATTGGTCTTCATAAACATCTGGCTATTGGTGCGCAAGTTACTTGTAATTCTTCAGGTGCGGCAATGGAAAAATGGATTCGTAGAAATGCCGCAATGAAGATGGTAGTAGAATGCACGCCTAACTATATATCTAAATGCAGTAAAATATTTGTAAATGGAAAATGGATTGGTATCATTGAAGAACCTCTAAACTTTGTAAATAAAATGAAACTATATAGAAGAAATGGAATAATTTCAATTTATACATCTGTTTCATTTGACTATAGACGTAAAGTAGTTAATATATATACAGATAGTGGTCGGTTAACACGACTTATTTACTATATTGAAAACAACAAAGTCAGTTATGATAGAAAAGCAATTATTGACAAATTGATAGACGGAACTGCTACATGGGAAAATATTGTTTCTGGTTTTAAAACAAAGAGCGATGAAAATTATAATTTTAAAAAAAACACATTATATGAATTAAATACCCTTTATAACGATTTAAATCCAAATAATGAATCCAGTTTTGATACTTTATTAGAAATGAAATCTATTCTTGATTTCGTTGATACATCTGAAGAAGAAAGTTCATATATTGCACTTAAATTAGATGACCTAGTCGGTACTAAATATTATACTCATTTAGAAGTTGAACCTTCCTTATTATTGGGTGTTATGGGAAATCAAGTTATTTTTCCAGAAAATAATCCGGCTACTCGTGATGCGTTTTTTTGCGGTCAAGCAAAACAAGCTGTTTCAGTTTTTCACTCTAATTATCAAATGCGTATTGATAAAATGTCTGTTGTGTTAAATAGCGGACAAATCCCCCTTATAAAATCCCGATATTTACAATATATTAATAACGAAGAACATCCATACGGTGTAAATACTATTGTTGCTATTATGTCTTATACTGGTTATAATGTTGAAGATGCGATTTTAATCAATAAAGGGTCTATTGATCGTGGTTTATTTCGCACTACATATTATTCTATGTATGAAAGCAAAGAAGAAAGTGCTAAAGTTTCAGGAGGTAGTCATTCTAAATTTGCCAATATTCAAAAAAATAATGTTTCACGATTGAAACAAGGTTATGATTACAGTATGTTAGATGATTTTGGTCTTGTAAAAGAAAATACTGAAATTACTGAAAAAACAATTGTTATCGGCAAAATTAATGCCAATTTGGAAAAAGATGGAGAGTGGATTGATGATTCTGTAAAAACTAAAAAAGGTCAATTAGGTTTTGTTGACAAATCTTTTATTACTGACGGAGAAGAAGGATTTAATATTGCTAAAGTGCGTATCCGTGAAGAACGTATTCCTGCGATTGGTGACAAAATGGGTTCACGTGCCGGTCAAAAAGGAACTGTAGGTTTGATTATTCCAGAATGCGATATGCCTTTTACTGAAGATGGTTTAAAACCTGATTTAATTATAAATCCACACGCGATTCCTTCACGTATGACTATTGGGCAAATTGTGGAAACCATGTTTGGTAAATTATGTGGCGAATTGGGAACATTTGGCGACTGCACTGCTTACCAATCTAAAGGTTCCAATATTTCTACTTATGGTAAAGAATTGACTAATATGGGTTACCATTCTAGCGGCAATGAACTTTTACATGACGCCCAAACTGGCGAACAATTAACTGCTGATATATTTATTGGACCTACATATTATATGCGCCTTAAACATATGGTTAAGGATAAAATAAATCATAGAGCAAGAGGTCCAAAAACTATAATGACCCGTCAGTCAGTTCACGGTAGGGCGAATGATGGTGGATTACGTATCGGAGAAATGGAACGCGACGGAATTCTCGGTCATGGAATGGCTGCTTTCTTAAACGACTCCTTTTTAAATCGTGGTGACGAATATTATATTGCTGTTTGTAATAATACTGGTTCTCTTGCTATTTATAATGAGTCTAAAAATTTGTTTTTGAGTCCACAAGCAGATGGTCCTATTAAATTTGTAAATAATGTCGATGGAACACAAAATATTAAAAATATCAGCAAATTTGGACGCTCTTTTAGCATCCTTAAAGTTCCTTATTCATTTAAATTATTACTACAAGAACTGCAAGCAATGAATGTAAATATGCGAATTATTACAGACGACAATGTAGACAATTTAATGTCTATGAGTTATTCTGATAATATCAATAAAATAATTGGTTCAAAAACCCTCAAGGAAGCAGAAGAAAAATATGCAAGATATATTAATATCAAAAATAATAAACAAATAAATAACAACAAACCTTATTTTTTAAATAACCCAGATTCTCATATCAATAATAATGAACCTTCTATTCAAGAAGGCAATACAGAAACTGAACCGGAACCGGAACCGGAACCGGAACAACAATTTTCTTCTTCTGACCCTCCATATGCCCCTTATTCTCCTGCTTATTTACCTGATTCAAATGAAAATTTACCACCACCAAATCAATTTATACCACAAACACCTTCTGATACACCCCCATATGCTGAATTTGAAGATTCTGATATTCAATTAAATTTAGATGAACTTGAAAAAAATAAAAATATTGACCCTGAACCCGAAAACAAAACAAATGATAACACATTTTTAGGGTTTGATATTGGTAATATTTTTGGTGATGATAAACAAGAGAAAAATATAAAAAATGTAAGTATTTTAGACGTAGATGAAGATAAAGATAAAGTTGAAAATGAAGATAAAAAAGACATTTCTACTAATGACAATTCTAGTAATGATTCATCACAGGTAAAAAAAATTACCTTAATGGAAAACCCAGAGATTAATGCTTAATTTATTTAAAAAAAATGAAATAATTTTTATTCTATATAAACATAATACTATTATATAGAATAATAAAATGACAAGCAAAACTCAACAATCGCTTTTGATTTCAGAAATTTTTAAATCCAGAAGAAACATTTTGAACATCATGGAAAAACAAAGTTATAATATTAGTGAATACAGTAATTTTAGCATCAATGAAGTTAACTCTATGTTTAACAACGACCAAATGGATATGATCCTTGAGAATGATAAAAATAAAAAAGTTTACATTAGATACAATTTAGGAAGCAAAATTAATGAATCTATTATTCTCAATTTTGTTGAAGATTTGTTTTATTTAAGTGAAACCCTTCAAAAAACTGACACTTTATTTATTATCACAAAAGAAGAACTGAATGACCCATTAAGTAACGTTTTGAAACAAATTTGGGAAAAAGAAAAAGTTCATATTGTTATTGAAAGTATCGCACGACTTCAATACAATATTCTAGACCATACTTTAGTTCCAAATCACCGCATTATGAACGTAAATGAAGTTACTGCTATGATGGAAAAATATAATATTTTATCTTTGGAACAATTGCCTGAAATTAATAGATTTGACCCGGTTGCCAAATTGATTGGAATTAAACCAAATGAGGTTTGTGAAATTAAAAGACCTAGTAAATCAGCAATAGAATCTTATTATTACCGCGTATGTGTGTAAATTTATATATCATTATATATAAAATGAATAATATTGATAATGAATTAATTAACATGAACGAAAATATTGGAAATTTAAAAAATGATATTAATGCAAATTTAGTTGCAGAAAACTTAAGAGATTTAAACAGTTCAGCATCTAACAAAGACCCGAGTGATTTTTATAGTGAACTTCAAACTTATAGAGAAAAATCAAATATTATTTTAAGCGAATTTTACACCCAACTTGAAAATGATAACAAAATTCAATACGAAACAAAAATAAAAGATATTGATATGAATACATATATAAATTATGATTGTCTTGACCGTAAAGTTAGCGATGGAACGGGGTGTATCAATGATATGCTAAAAGAAATTAATTATAATGGCGACACTGTTGAAATACTTAAAATGTTACGTTTGAAGTATCAGATTTTACAAAACGAGATTAATGTTTTAAAAGCAAACATTATAACTGAAAGAGACAATTTGGATAAAACAATAAATGATAAGCGAAATGACGAACTTTTCGCAAGCACACTAAATAGCGATTATAGTGAAATTTATAAATACAAATATTTAAGAAACTGGGGTATATTTTTTAGTATTATTGGTGGTGCTTATTTTTTCAAGAAAATGAAATAACTTTATAAAATTATTTTGATATTCTGATTTAATTTTTATTTATTTTATTCTTTTATTAGAGTGTATGCGAGTGTCTCATTTTTCGCATATATCAATGCCAAAAACATATACCCGCATACACTCTATTTTTATTTCTTTATTTCTTTATTTCTTTGTTTTTTGTTTTTTCTTTTTACACCTTTTTAAAAACAACAAAAATGTTTTGGGGAAATAAATAAATACCTACTTTAGGAAGATAAGTATCGTAAGGTGTGAAATTCGCCTTTATACTTTTTATTTTTTATCGGCGTTTGAAATGTTTAATCTAAATATTTTTTTAATTTATATATTATATTACTTGTATATAATATATTACTAATATGACTTCAAGTTTAGAACCCGAAATAAATAAGTTTAAATCAAATAGCGAATATTATGACACTACTTCTGACCCAAGTTTTGTATCATTTAATAATATTGATTTGTCTGATTTTACTTTACTAGGAACATCTTCAGAAACAGATTGCAAAGCGGTTTGTTCGGTAGACAGTAATTGTGTAGCATATGCTTTTGTTGACGGATCTTGTAATAAGTATCGTAATATTAATTATGATTTTCAATCAGGAAGTGATACACTCAATATAAAGAAAAATAACGATTATTTAATTGGCGTAGGAAACTATTTAAAAAATACAAACACAAATATTATTAATACCGCAGAAAAAATGAAAACATATTTGGATAATTATAATGAAAAATATGCTGATTTTTTGATTGATGGAAATGATGAAGATAAAGTAAATTTGAACTTAAGTTTTAATGCCTTTAAGGAAACCCAAAAAGAATACCGCAATTTGATTGCTTCTAATGAAACAAATATGGACCCTATTGTTGTAAATACCCACTATATTAGATATTTGTTTCTATTTACTTTAATGTTTATTATGATGACCTCACTTATTTATTTTACAGTAAATAATACATCAAATTCTGGTTCTAATTTTATGCTATATTTAGTATTATTTATAATCTTATTTTCAGTTTCCATTATTTATATTTTAAAGTAATCCTTTAACTACTTCAATTTACTTACATTTTAAAATTGGTTTTATAGTTTATTTTTGTAATTTTAAATTAAACATCGGTATATTTTATTCATTTATATTATATATAAATAAAATGTTATCAAATCATGGAAAGCAATATAAAAGTAAAATTGAAGCAATGTCAAACAAAAAAAATGAAGATTTGAAAAAAGATTTGCTTGATTTGTCTACAAATACTTTTGATATTATAAACAAAGTAAAAAATTTAATTGATGTTCCTGTAAATAAAATGACATTGCATAACCAACGAAATACTATGAGTCATAACAATGATGATATTTATACAGGCAATGTTTTTAAAGATGTATGTGGTAATTACTTTCTCGTAAATGATAAAGGTGTTATAAGACAATACTATAATCCTTCTAGTTATGTTATTAATGAACTATATAAGAAAAACAATGTTAATAGAGACATTTTCTCTGACAAAAATTTTACTGATTTAAAAATGTATGATGAATTTATTGTTGATGATAGTTATAACTTTATTAAAGGAACAAATATTGGTGTAACGGACGAAGCACACGAAGGAAAATATAACCTAGATGGTAGTAAAAATAGTTTTAGTAATTGTTACACGTTAAAATCCGGTCAGAATTTTACAAGCGATGCTACATTTTCTAAAACTGCATCCCCTTTTGAATGTAAACAATTAGCTATCGATAATTTTTTTAAACATTATATTCTTCAAAAAGATGCGGACGGTTCATTAAATTGTTTTTTATCTAATAATGATAATATTTTAAATTATTACGACGTTAGTGCAAATGCGTGTGAAAGTGAAGGTGGATTGAAAAAAGGTATCGCTATAAATAAAAGTTATAGTATTTTTAATAACAAACAAATTGGAATTAATAATAATGACCTACAAGGCGGACGTGTTGACTTTGACACTAGTTTCGTCAGAAAAAATCAAGATTCCGTTTTTAAAAACAATATTTACAATTCTTCACTAGATATTGTTGAACCATTTGAAACAATAACACAAAGTGACTTTTTAAAAGACTATCCTGACATTGTTTCTAGAACAAATACTATTGCAAAAAATAATAAAAAAATTTATAAAGAATTAGAAAAGTATAATAAAATTATTCGCCATTCTAATTTAGGTTTAGCTAATAATATTAGTTTAAACATGAATTATGTAAACAACATTGAAGAATTAAAATACGCTTTTAATAATGAACCTAATCTAAAAAACATACAAGAATTAAAACGCAAACTAGATAATGAAAAACTTGTATTAAGTCATAGTTATAATAATTTTGTTTTATGGAGTTTATTAGGGGTTGCTACATTAATTATTTTATTTAAAGTGTCTAAACCTTCAAATAGTTAACACTTTTTTACACCTTTGGACATTTAAAAAATATAAAGATTAAAACAATATAAAGAGCTTAACAATATTATTAATATAGTTAAAATGTTACAGTCAGAACGAATAGAAAAATTAAGATCTAATCATATTACGGTAAATAAAACATACCCGCCTCATATTGAGTGTAAAAATATTATTGTTGATTATAAAGCAATAAATCCTATTGATTTTAATGACATTAAAAATGATATTATTCGCATGGAAATAACTAATAATACTAAATCACCACCAACAATATATAAAAATGAAAAAACAAATCAATATTATATACAATATAATTATAGCGGTCCTAAATTTAGTAAATACTTATTCGATATTACTGATAACTATAACTGGAATAAAGTATTACAAGAAAAAGTTATTAAAGAAGAATTTATAACAAAAAAAGTAACACACATAATGCCAATACTAGAAAATAAAGTATACTTTCCAGGAACAACCCAGTATGATAGCATATATCCTCCTGTAAAATAAAAGCGTTTTGAAATTAAAAAGTTGTAAAAAGTATAAAGTTTAAGATTATAAGTTTCAGAAACTTTTACTCTTTTCCATTTTTTAATTTTTTAATTTTTCGTTAATTAAAGATTTAAATATTGTTTTATTTTTATTGTTATATAGTATATACTATGTCTTCCCAATCAATACAACCTCTAATTGATAGATTGAAAAATTTAAATACTAAAATTAGTGATGAAATAAACAACTTAAAAAAATCTTCTCAAGACACCGATTTTACAAAATCAATTGGCGTGCTTAATCAAATAAAAACAGAACAAGAAGAAATCTATAATTTACTTAAGAGTATAAATGAAAACTTGTATGCAAATTTCGTATATGCAAAAACATTAAACGACAACCAAACCAAGTTAGCATCGAAATTAAATGATTATAAAAACGTGATTGAAACAGACATTGACAATCTTCAAGACGAAACTAACCATAAAGCTAGATTAGCCAAAATCAATAAATATTATGGAGACAAATACCAAGCTCTTTCACAATTAATTAAACTACTTATTTTAATGTTAGTTCCTATTATTATTTTAGCAATTTTAAAAAATAAAGGGTTTTTACCCGATGACGCATTTAACGCTCTCTTGCTAGTTATTATAGTTATTGGTAGTATTCTTTTTATAAAGAAATACAAAGACGTTATGTCCAGAGATAATATGAACTTTCAAGAATATGATTGGGGCTTTAGAAAAGATTTGGCTCCTAATATAAATAACAACGATGCTTCATCATAAATGTTTTATTGTTTTTTGAGTAAAACTATTTTGTAATGAAAATATAACCTTTTCATTGTAATTATATTATACTGTAAATATAATATAATGTCAACAAGAACTAGTTCTTATCTTTATGAAGATTTAATTGCCCCAGCGTTCAAATTTAATGAGAAAATTAAAGTTTTAATTAAATCCATAGAAGAAAATGAATTGAAAGATTACGCACAAGTTTATTTAAATAATAATTTTAACGGTCAAAACATTAAGACTACTTTGGAAAAAATTGAAGACAATACAAATAAAGAAATAAGAAAAGGGTATTACAAGCAAGAAAAATTGAATAATATGGATAAATTGTTTTTGTTTTTTATGTTTGTTTATATTGTTTTTTTTATTTTTGCTTGTGTAATGTTATATCGAAAAGATGAGATGAATGTTGGTAAAAAACTAGGAATTATATTTGTCTTATTTTTTTTGCCTTTATTAACGACTAAACTGTTGCTTATTATTTTATATGCTATGCAATCGGTTAATGAAAAACTACCAAAAAATGTTCATATGGAAAAAATAAAATTTCTTGATATTAAGAATTGAAATAAATAACAAATATGTTAAATAATAAAAAAATATATAATGATTTAAGTTTTATATATTTT